TAGTCCAGTTGATAATAGCATTATCTATTGAGTCGGCGACAAACCTTAATGTTCCCGTAGCATCCGTGTTAATATCCCCGAAATCTTGGCTGTGAACAAAATTAGATGTGTCTATCACATCATTTTTTATCACTGCTGTTATGTCGTCCGGCCCGCCTGCCCCGCCATCAGTCAAAGTCCAGTTCAAATCACCACCGTCTGCAATGTTGGCCGTAGTATCTACAGCACCAGCATTTACGGTTACATTATCGCCTGCCCCTGCTCCTGCCGCTGTAGTCTGGTAGGTGTCATCGGGAAAGTATATTCCTGTGCTTGTCCCTGAGAGGGTTAAATCGCTCGTTATAATCACATCCCCCTCTACATCAAGTTTGGCGTCGGGGGTAGTGTCGCCTATGCCGACGTTGCCGGTATCCTCAATAGTCAAAAGTTCATCGCCACCAGTCCCAGCTGCCACTGTTCCATTAAAACGAAAAGCCAATCTCATTGCTTGGTTTACTGTTGTGGAAGCTATTGCTCGTATATTAGTATATTCAAATACATCATCTGCACCAGTCCACATAGAATTTTGAAAAACTAACGGATAAGCATCTTTTTGAGTAGCCGTTGAAGCCGCATCTCCCGTCCTGTCACAATTTAATGAAGAACTAAAAAATGTGCTTGCACTTGTAAAAAATATATTTTCTCCTGGAGCATTAAAATCCAATCTGCCATCAGAATGAAAAACATTCCAAGCCTGCGGCAGATGTATTTCTAAATTAGAACCAAACTGGTATCCAATTTTTTCACCAAGTGCAAATACCTCTGTTCCGTTATCTACTATACTTAACCATCTTGAACCTACATCGTCTAAAGTATTGCTCGTCTCTAATGTGTAAGCGATAGCAGAAGCACCATCAGTAACATCGGGGTCAAATAGAGCTTTACCTAAAATATCCAAATCTGATGTTGGCCCCGTCGTCCCAATCCCCACTCTATTATTTGTTGTATCTATAACTAAAGTATCGTCAGCACTGTCAACTTTCACTAATCCCCCAGAATAGTCGTCTATGTTGTTGGTGTAGAGGGTGGAGGTTGTAGAGGCGAGGGTGAGGTCAGAGGAGATAGTTGCCGTGCCACCTACGGTAAGGTTGCCGGAAATGCCGGTATCGCCTGCGATGTAGAGTTTGTCGCCTGCGGGAGGGGGGTTGATTATGCCTACATTTTCCTTTATGGTTATGGTATCACCAGTAGGGGTGGATAGTTCAGAACCAACACGGCGGTGCAAAAGGGGGTGTTGTCCCTCGTGGTTTATACGGATTTGACCACTTTGGGCAAAACAAATCCCTTGACAAAATATAAATAAAAATGTTATAATGATAGATACCAAAGAGAGGGCGAATTTTTTATGTCTATAACTGGCGGTGATTGGAGCTGGGGAAAATAATCGTTTTCTCTTTGGTGCTCTGAAAACCGCCTTAATTTTGAGGATATTATGAAAAAACATCAAGGACATTTTCAAAAAGGACATAAACAACTTCCAGAATGCAAAAAAGGGTGGTTTAAAAAAGGACATAAATTTGGTATTAAAACAAGGTTTAAAAAAGGTCATAAAGCAACTTATTGGAAAGGAGGCCAATATAAAAGTTCTACTGGCTATATCTTTGTTCTCAAACCTACGCATCCATTTTGTGATAGACAAGGATATGTCAAACGAGCCAACCTTGTGATGGAGAAAAAGATAGGCAGGTTTCTTAAAAAAGGAGAAATAGTCCATCATAAAGGGATGCACTTTCCTATAAATAGCATTGAAAATAAAGGAGATGATAGCCCTGAAAATTTGCAGTTGTTTAAAAGTAGAGGTAAACATACAAGTTTTCATATGTTAAAAAGGAGATAAAAAATGAATACCTTAATCATTACATAAAAATACTTAATATCCGCCACCGCCACCTTCAAATCCACCTCCACCACCACCTTCAAATCCACCGAATAAAGGTCTTAAAAGTCTCCTTCCTGCTTCATATCCTCCACCTATCAACAATGCTCTTCCAGCCCACCTTTTAGCAATTTGCCTTCTGCTAAATTTCATCGCATCTGTCATAACTTGTCGTGCCTGTGGCCATAATTTTGAAAATTGCTCGAATGCTACTTGTTTTGCTCTTTCGGCCCCAGGTTTGAATAATGAAGCTAAACCACCAGATTTTGGATCACCCCATTTATCCCAAATTACATCTCCAACTTTTCCTCTCAATTTCATAAAATCAGCATAGCGTTTATTAAGTGCAACTAACTCTGGATTGCCTTCTGCCATTACATCACGCACTCTGCCAAGATTATATTTTAAATTGCCCTGGAATATGTCTGCTTGTTGTCTTCCACTCAATACATTTTTAGGCAATGCCTTTTGGATAATATTTTTTATCACTTTCATATTATTCATAGTCGGGGCAATTGAACCATCAGGCATTTTTCGAATGAGGTTACTTTTGTTGATTTTGCCGGATATAACTGAAGGCAAATCATCGGCAATACCCTGCACTCTTGAAATATTAACAGTTCTATTTCCTATCGCATTATAAACATCATCATACTGTTGTGATATTCCTGTATATAAATCATCCATTCCTCCACTTGCCACTTTTGCCCTACTTATGAGATAATCTTTTCCCATAACTTTTGGCATTTTGCTTGTAACAAATTGCCCAGCTTTTCTTGTTGACTCAATAAGTTTGCCTCTGGTAGCCAAATTCATTCCTCCCATAGAAGCGAAAAATCCCAGTGTCGCCGCAATTGGCTCTGGCCATCCAGCCCTTCTTGCAATATCTCCAAGTTCGCCAAGTCTTTCACCTGTCAAGCCTGCTATACCTGCTCTGCCTAATTTAATTGGGCTTATTACGCCTTTCTGCAATTGTTCTGCTATATTGGCCGGAATAGCTAAACCTCTTTGAGTAACACCACCCATAAATTTCATAGCAGCCCTTGCGGGTTTTAATTGCTGAACTTCAAGAGCAGTTTTGAAAGGTTGCCCTCTAAACTGCTCTCGGGTTGGTTGAGCGGTAATCTCTTTTATAAATGATTCCATTAAGTCAGGTCTTTGAGCAATGCGTGTTTCCAATGGAGTAGTTGGGGCTTCAAAAGCTCCACCTGCACCGCCTATTCGTGGTCTGCCACCGCCGAATTGAAATGGTTGACCCATAAATAAATCTTTCGGCATTTGTTCTGTTATTGCTAACAAATCACGAGGTTGCTTTTTAATTACCGCTAATAAATCTTTCGGCATTTTATCTCCCTATCCTTCTCAAAACCTCTTCTCTTGATAAATTGTGTAATCTCATTGTATGTTCTATATCCTCCTCTGTAATGCCTTCGGGTAGTTCTTCTTCTCTCCCAAATCTTCTTTCTGCCATTGCAGGAGTTGCTAAAACATCGTCAATAATCCTATCTATTTCTTGCTCTTCTCTTGATGATAATGTATATAGTCCGGCTAAACTTCTGGCGTCAATAGCACTTAATTCGCCTTCAGACATTCGTTGTATTTTATCAGGACTTAAACCAGCCTTCTCAAATGCCTTAACTAATTTATAAGCGTTAGTAATGCTTTGCGCTAATTTAGTAGCCATCATCGGCTCTGGGTCTAATGGGTCAGGCAGAGTTTCTTGTATCATTTGAACGACAGAGCGGATAACTCTGTTTTGCCCAGTTAAAATAGAGTTTAGTCCAATAGCAGTTTCTCTCATCTGCCCTCTAAAAGCAGCAGTTCTTGCAGCTCCAGGCCGTCTTGTTTTAACAGCAAGAGTTCCTGCCATACCTGGCAATAAACCTAATCCTGTAGTTTCAATTCCTGCTTTTCCTAAAAATCCTTTTTGTTCTTCTTGCATTCCTTTTGCTTGAGAAACCATCGTTGAGAATAATCCGATAGACCTTCCAAAATTAGCTCTTGCTTTTTCGCTTAATTTTAAGACTTCGGCTTTTGCTTTAAGTTTTGTCTCTTCTTGTTGTTGTCTTTTCTTCAATGCCACATCTTCAAATACTGTTGCCCTTATTCCACCCAAAGGAGTCCTTTCAAACTTTGTAGGGAGTATCCGTTGTTCAGGAGCAATCTCCGGTGTAATAGGTTCAACAGGGGCGCCTGTAAATCTTGGTCTGCTGGCAGGAATAGCAGGAGTTATCGCAGTAGGTTCAACTTCTTCAACCCTCGCCGTTGTATCTATTATTTCTCTTGTCGGTGGTTGCACACCCCCAAAAAGTCCTTGAAATTGACTGACATCTCCTCCCGCTGCGGAAATTTTTGCTATTGCACCTGCCACTTGTCCCTTTTGAAGTAATTGCTCCATCGGTGTTTGAAACGCCCTCTTAGCATATTGTCCTAAAAGTGTCTTGCCCATTGTGGTTCCCATTTCCTGCTGTTGTTGACGGTTCCTCTCAATATCAGATAAGATAACTTTTGCCGCTCCCATCAAACCTCTAAGCCTTCGTATATCTGCCATATTTTAACTCCTTTATTGTCTACCCGCCAGCAAACTCTCGCCACCTCGCCTCAAGATAAGGTCTAAAATATTCTGCTGTTGTGGTAATAAGGCCCTTGATAGAAGTGTACCCCCTGCGGTGCCTAAAATGTCTTGAAGTTCACCTGCCGCCCCTGCTTCTTCACGATAAATCCCCATTTCTCTGGCGGTTTCTTCCTCAAGCATAGCCATTAAAGTCCGTGCGTCTGACTCGGATACTCCTAAAGCACTGGCAAGTGCGGTAGTCTTAATATCCAATTCCAGTTGTTGCCCTCTATATAAAGACTCTTGCTCAAGTTGACTAATGCCCCTTGCCTTCTCCTCTTCCAAATCCATAAGTGCCTGTCTGTGCTCTCCAGAGCCGAATGCACCGTGATAGTTAAACATCTGGTCTATCTGTTCTTTTCTTTGGTCGTATGATTCTGTATGAAGCCGTATGGCCTCTCTTGAGTAGGGGTCAACCTCCGGACCTAACATAGTGCCTAAAGGTGCCCTTATTTGCTCTAATAGCCTTTCCTGGGCTGCTGTTCTTAATTCTGCTCCGGGCATTTCGCCTAAGAGCCGTCTTGTTCTTTCTCCCACCATCCCAATATCGGGAAATTCGGGGTATTCCGGGGTTGGCACTGCGGCTGAACCTGCAAGCAGGGCCGTGCCTAAATAAGGTGCAAACCTTTGGAGCATACTTCTTTTAGCCGCCTCTGTTGCTACTTGTCCTGCGCCTACGCCTGCTACGCCTGGAGTTACTGTTGGAACTGCACCTGGGATTGCGCCTGCTCCTATTCCTGCCCCTGCTGTTCCTGCTAAGAAAGGTGCTCCAATTCCTCCTGGTTCACCTCTCAATCCTGCCATTACTTTGTTCCATAAGGTTGTAGGAATTCCAGCTCTTGTTGCTTCAATTCCTGCACCTGCCAGTTGTGGTATTCCTGCCGGAGGAGCATAACCAAGATATTTACTTACACCTGTTGGTAACATTCCTCTTGCTGCCCCGCCTTCACCCATACCGGGGAGCTTGCTTAAAAGAGCGCCAGTAGTTCCGCCATATCCACCGACACCTGCACCAAAACCTGCTCCAAATCCAGTTCTGCCTAATAATCCACTAATACCGCCTCTTAATCCTGCGCCAAGTCCGCCAAGGCCATATCCACCAGCAGCACCAGCAAGTCCGCCTAAAACTCCTCCGCCTTTCCTTGCACCACGCCAGGCACCATAACCAGTAGCCAGAAGTGGGCCAACGCCAGGTATCATCCCCATACCAATTTGAGGTAGAACATTGCGGGCAAGGCCACCGAAAAAGGTTTTTTTCTTGGAACCTTTAATGCTACGGGTTTCCTGTTCGGTAAGAGCTCGATAGTTAACTTTAGGCAACTTATCGGTCAAGATAATAACTGTATCATTCAAAAATATGCTGTCCAAAAATACTTTATCATTTATAAGACTAAAGTGCCCCTCGCCTTTTCCATAATCCGTCTTAAAAAATATGATATATGGAAATTCAATATTAGCCAATTTACTTTTTGGTATTTGCAAAGGATAAAGAACAACATCATTATCCGCAGCAAGACTTATAATCGAATGAATGCTTGCCTCTTTAGACTTTTTATTGGAAACGAAAAACAAATCATTAAGGGCTTCTAAAGCGCAAATTTTTTCTATCATCTCCATTTTATAATCTCCTTTTTTAACTGGTATGTCCTCAACTGATTATTTATATTTATCCAACCGACAATTTTAGCATCAGGTTCTTTCTTAATAAGTTTCTTTCTGAATTCTAATGTCATATTATTATTGCGAAATTCTGGCGAATAACGGATACATCTATAAATATCTTGTCGCCTTGAGTATAGTTGTTTGGCAATATCCATTGTTCGTCTGTATCTTTCGCTCCGTTGTAATCATTTACTTTCCAGTATGAAAAAAACGCTATCCTCTGTTTCTTTTTTCTTATCCATATTACTTGGCCAGCGTCTATGAGTTTTTGAAAATATTTATATGACTCCGATATTGGTCTGGGGTCTGTAATCTTTCCGTCGTGCTTGATAATGAAATCTATGATTTTGGTTGGTGTCATCTCAAACTCAATTCCTTACGCTACAAACGTATTATATCTTAACAATATTTCCGCCGCCCCCATTTTTCGTCTCAACAATCTTACTCCGTCTATTATCCCTGGAAATTCACCATTTGCAGCTGCTACTGCCCCAATACGAATTCCGTTAGCGCTATCGCTCACTATGCCATTTCCTGCGTGGTCTCCGTTTCCTATACTTGCGCCATTTACATAACCGATTGAGGCACTTGCACTATCCCAAGTTACTGCAATGTGTGCCCATTGATTTATGCCATTATCTGAAAGCCCGTGGGCCTGTGAACCTGTCTCAGTTCCTGCGGCAGTTACTATCTTCCAAGTAATATTGGTATTAGTCATAATTAGATGAATATAATCATCGGTAAGATTTAAAAAAATATAATTATTGCCTGCACTTGCTGTATCTCGATATACCACAGCTTCTATGGTCAATGCCGCCATTCCTGCTTGTGCGGCGTGGTGTGCTATATCTACGAAATCACCACCTGCATAATCATAGCATTTTCGGCCTACCTTCCCGTCAACTAAATCGCTGTCATCAAGAGATGTCAAACTAATTACATTATTTAAAGGAGATAAATCTGCCCCTACTGAACCATTATCAAAGGCGAGAAAACAAGTGCCGTCGGGTTCAAAATATTGTGAGACAACAAGACTTGCCCAAGCAGGGTTTGCTCCTGCACCTTGACTTTTAAGATACTGTCCTGAAGTTCCCGGAGTAAGCCTTGCCAAATCTGTCCCATCATCATAAAATATATCGCCTTGATTAGCAGCCCCTATAACTACACCTGTTGCAGGAAGATTAACTGCACCAGAAAAAGTAACATCTCCCGATATAGTTGGGTCTCCAGAAATAACTATATTTCCAGAAAAGGTTTTAACACCGGATATTGTCTGTACAGAAATCAAATCTACTGCTTGGCCGGATATGTCTGTCTGGATATTTTGGAGGTCTCCGCCACCAAAGACGGAACCGTCATCACTTGCAGACCAGTCATAGGTATAGGTAATCATTGTAACTCCGCATAAATAAGGTAAAATGTTATGCTTCCGGCAGTTACCAAATTCAAATTGACATCACAAGTAGCTTTTGCCTGCACTATCAGTTCGGAAGCGACATAAGCCTTAAAAAAGGTAGTAAAATCATCCCCTTTTTCAGTTAAAAGAGTGCATCTAAAACCTGTCGCCGCACCTGTAAAAACATCTATTCCATTTACCGCATCATTATCATCTAAAATGCCGTCAACATCTGTGGTATCGCCTACTTGAATATAATAAGAACCACTGCCTCCACCAGAGAAAAGAGTAGTCAAATATACAAAAGCATCAAAAATAATTGTCTTTGCTGGTAGGGTAATCAGGTTCAATGTCTTGGTTACAGCCGCCGCAGAAAAATCAGAGAAGGTTTTGGTAACGGAGAACACTTTTACTTTCAATGTCCCGCCGACAGTATCTACTTTCGGAGCATTGGAGAAGGTCTTTACTCCCGTTATGGTTTGGTCGCTTGCCAAATCGCAGGCTTGCGAAGATATATCGCTTTGGATAGTACCTATATCCGAACCTGCGAATGAAGAACCGTCATCCGAAGCAGACCAAGACTTCGTGAAACTAAGAGCCATCTTATTTTATCTTCCCTTCTGCTTTAAGTTTATCATATTGTTTTTGAAATTGGTCTTTGCGTTTCATCATTGACGAAATGAAGTTCGTTGCCACAAGGGCAGGATAATCTTCCCGTTTGTGTTCTGGGCGAAGTGGGCAGACAATAAGATAGATGTCTAAAAATTCTTCCATTTCTTTTGTTAATTTAGCTGGTTTGTATTGCATAAATCCCTCCTAAACCGTTCCGTCAAAATCGAAATAATACCACAACCCTTCATACCATACCTCAAGTCTTGCCGTCGCCCCATACTTTACAAACCACGTCTCTCCATTTACCCCGTCTTCTGTTCTATCTGCGGTAGCCGTGGGTAACTGATACTTTCCCTGATTAAGAATAATCCTTATTTCCTCAATAACATCCTGAAGTGAGGAAGGCATACCTACCAAATCATAATCCCCGACCTTCATTCTTTTGCAACTCCTAACGGCTCCATTACACCCTCAAGCCGTTTAAGATTAAATGGAGGACAATCCGAGTTTGTCCTATATCTAAACTGAATAGAATTGGCCGCTCTTGGTAAATCAACCGTATGTTGGGTAATTTCACGGGAACCCAAAATTATAGGTAGAATATCCCCCAATACCCATTCATCGGTAGACATTGCCAAACTTTCCGCAGTTAACCAAGAAATATCGTTGTCAATTCTGAATTGAAAAGAGAGATTAAATTCCCCCATAGTTTTAAGATACAATTCGCCCTGAAAGTATTTTTTCTGAATAGACAGTTTTTCGTGGAATATCTTGCGGGAAATATAATCCCTGTCTATTGCTGTTGAGACATCGTTGTTAGTGGTAAGCACTCGTCTTGCTTTCCCGTCGTAGCCCGCTATGTAATACCACTTTTTCCCTTTTGTATTGACGAATGATGTCATTGCTCCGGCGTTCCAGTTATCAAAAGGCCATATCGCTATGTATTCCGGCCAGAAGGAAAAATCAAAAATCAGAGCCCAGTTATTTTCTCCCGAAGTGCGGTTTGCGGCACATAGGACATACCAGTTGAGTTCATCTATTGTTTCCGCACAAAAGTTTCCTCTTTCGTTGGTATTTAAACTTTCCATAGAAATCAAGGATAGTTTGTTATCTGGACCAATGTTATCCGAAATAGGTATGGGCGGATTACTTCCGTCAAACATATACACTCTATCATCTGTCCCGTAAAATACAAGAAATTCAGGATACCCTGGGACATTCATTTTCTTTATTGTAGCGGGAGATTGTGTTCCTACTTTTTCAGTAATTGGTTTGTAACTAAATAGCGGAGCCGAATAGGTATAACTTATCCTCGTAATTGTAGTATCGGTAAAAGCGTAAAGATACCCACGCAACTTTGCCCCACATCTGGCTATATCCCCTGACTGGCCCAAAAAGCCGGTTATATTGCCCGCAGGCCAGGATGTATAATCATTAAGGGCGGTATACCTCGCCTTTCTCGGTGCGGCGGTAAGGTCAAATAAAAATACATAATTGCGGAATTCAATAGGAAAAGCCCCTGCTGGCATATTGGTTATATCGGTTGTCGTTGCGGCAGAGCCGTCCCAGGATTGGCCTGTATCCCTTGCCTTGTTGCAAACGATTAAAGTCCCCTGAAAGTTCTCAAAAAAATATTTACTTGCTGTAAGTCCGCTTTTTAACTCATCCAGAGTGCCGTCAAGCGAGTCCATTTTGTAAATCCTTCCGCCAAAGCAGATAATCTGTTTTCTTACCGTCTCGCTAACGACATAATCATAAAGCCCGTTTCCCCCTAATTCTGCGGAAATAGATAAAGGATTAAGTTCGGTTTGTCCCAGCCTTCCCTCCAATGTCCTTAATTTATTGGAGTGAACATTCTTGCAGGTAGGCGAAGCACCTTTAGGAATATTCAAAGGGTCTATGGTAATAAGACCACGGGAATAATCCTCCTCAATAAATATCGGTTTTTCTCTGCGTAACATTATCTTCTCTTTGACTTAAATTTTCGTAACCTGTTAAAAAAATCTGCGGGGGCTTGAATTATTTTAGGTTTGTTCTTCTTAATCGGCGCAGTGATTATCGCTTTCATTACATTGTTAAGTAAGTCAATGGCAAACAATTTTTCCATTGCGCTTTCTAAGGGGATAGTCATCTCAAACCTGTTTTGCCCGCCTTGCCGGTAAATATAAATCAAACCTAACTTTTCCTGCTCTTTCAAATCATCGCTGGCCGAAGTTGTTTCTTCCGATTTTGCTCCATTACCATCAGACATAAATTCTCCTTGGTTATAATCCCTTGTTTAACGCATAATCGCTCAAATTTCCAAAATCCGCAGGATATTTCGGCGGCTCCGGCGACATAATGCTTGCGTGCAGACGAACCGCTTTTAACTTATTCGCAGAAGCATCTCCTAAAAGCGAAGCCAGTCCTTCCATATACATCTGTTGTGAAGTTTGAAAATTGCCTTGGTCTCCCTGTTTTTTGTAAATCTTCATCGCCGCAAAGTTCATCAAGACAGGCCGATGAACCAAAGGCATAAGCGGCACATCACTGTCTGCCGAAAGAGCGGATATGATTTTCTTATAGCGGTAATAAATAGTCATCGCTTCCGTCGGGACATAACGGAGTTTTACAATTAAATAACCGCTTGTATCTTTACCTGCATAAATATAACAATAAGGGTCTCCACCTGCCCCGGGCGTAGCAAGCCTGTCAAATTCTGCCAAAGGCAACTCATACATCTGTGTCCGAGTTCCGCCGGAGTCATAATACATATGCAAGATTTTATCAACGACGGTAAGATTATCAATTATGGTTACCCCATTATATTCTTGTGTATTGGCGGTCGCCGCAAAACTATCAGTTCCATAAAGCCACGACCAATCACGCTTGCCGCAAAGGGAAAGATAAAGCGTGTTTATAATCCTGCCGATGCGTGCCTTTGCCGCAGAAGTCTCGGAACCCGTTTCTTCTGCAACTTGGTCTTTCATATCTCCATAATCTAATGTAGCAACTACCATATATCACCTACCAATCCAATAAATCTCGACCAGTCCACGAACCAATTAAGGTTTTTTCCTTCGTGCATATGTTGTTAGCGTCAAAGGTTATAAATTTTGTTATTACCCAGCCAGTATCATCGTTGGTAGCCTTGACATTTGAGTGCTTGCCCTCATAAGTAACATTACCACCGACAGTAGTTTCTCTCAGCACATAAGGCCACGAAAGCAACGATACGACATTGGTTCCCCTGCCTTTCCAAGGCTGTAGTTTGTTATATCTTATGGGAGCCATTAGGAAATAGCCTCAATTAGCCTTTTGATTTCCTGTAAATTGCGAACCTTCTCGTCAAATATCTCATACTTATTAACGAGTTTGGCTTCGGAAGTCTGGAGGTTCTTTAATCTGTTATCGGCCTCCTCGTTCTTTTTCCGCAAGTCTGCCTTTAAATTTCGAACCTCTGCCTCATTAGATTTCGTGGAGTTCAAGGTCTCTTGAATTTGCTCCTTTAGTTTGTCAATCTCGGCCTGTTTTTCAGCAATCTGCTGGTCTGCGGCTTGGCGCTTTTTAATAATTTCATTCAGCAAATTGTTTGTCTGCGTAACTAAATCAGATTTTTTCTTCTCAAGTTTCGCAATAGAACCCTTTAAATCGGCTTCGGTCTTTTGGAGTTTTTTAATCTCTTTTTCCACAAATGAGGCAAGACTGCTTCCTACCTTGACTTCTTCTTCATTTCTTGCCATTCTTGGGCCTCCCTCTCTTTTTTGGTTTTACTTCAACAGTATCCTTTTTTCCGTCCTCGGTAAGAGTTGTACCTTCTATTGTTCCTCCAGAGGGAATAGAAGTTTCTGCCACCGGCACAACAGGGATTAACTTCGCCACTCTTGAAACTAAAAATATCATATGTTTTGGATTAGATACTTGACAGACGAAGCCGTTTGCTTTAGACCAGCCGTATCTTACCCGTTCTACGCTTTGGGTAAAGAGTGGTGCGTGGCCGGTATATTTCACGTGTGAACAAGGTTCATATTTCATTTACTACCTCCTTTAGTTTAATTTCCAAAAACACTAATATGAAAATTGCCGGAACGAATATCCGAGCAAATAATAGAGAAGATTGGCCCACTGCAATTATCAACAATCCGACAATGCTCGCAGCAAAGGGTAAAACTTTCGGATTGTTTAAATATGGTTTTGCCCTTTTGTAAAGGTTACTTAAATAACAAAATACGATAACAAGTGCGGGGATACCTAAAGCAAACAACACCCCGAGATAAATATTCTGCGGCACTTCCCATAACCCCTGCCAACTCTCCATTGTCCGGGCTATTTCAGGGAATGAATTTAGCCCCATACCGTAAAGGGGCTTAGTAAATGCCCATTGTAAAGTTTGTTCCCATATTTCCAGCCTACCTAACAATTTAAGTTTAGCGTAGGCATAAGTATTTAGGATAATTGGAATTGTAATTGCAAATATTACGAAAGAAGCGATTAAAAACTTTGGTCTTTTTTTATGCCAATAATAAAATCCTAAAGCCCCTGCAAGACCTATCATCGGAGTTATTGACTTTGAAGCTATGATACAGAATAACGCAGGGATTACAAGCCAGCGTTTTTTGATTAAAGCCAATGGAATAAGTAATACCATAAGCGTTCCTAAATGCGACGGGGACATCATCAATCCACAAATGCCTCCTATTTTATCATTGATAAAGTCGTATCCAGTAAGTTGCAGAATTACCATTACAAAGTTTAAGGGAATAAACAACAAGAGCCAATTAACATAACTCTGAACATTATCGGCGTAAGTTATAATCAGGTAAAACAACAAAATCCCTAAGAATATCGGAGTAGCCCCGCCAATAACTTTGGGGTGAAGTTTGTAAGCCATTACATTCAGGATAGTACATAAGAGAAATAATCCTATCCAGATATTACTATAAATCCTGCGTGGTTCGGCTATAAGACTTAATCCTAACAAAGTCATTACTCCTATTATGAAAAATTGAAGTTGCACATCCTTTGCCGGTGTCCCGCCGATATAAGCAAGAGGACAGATTAGCAAAAAGACTTTTAGTGCAAAATCAAATATGTTATTTCTTGTAATACAACATAACATCGGCATCGTTTATTTCCGCATAAAGGCCGTTATCAAATAAAATCGGTTCGTCAAAAGGGATATAAGGTTTGCTATTATATGCGGTAGCCTCCTGATGTTCTGATTTTATATCGCTTTCAGTCCGGCTATTAGTCAAATTATCATACAAACCTACCGAACCAGCATTTGCAGTCGCTACCATACTATAACCATAAAGAGCCGCCTCACCGGCAACTACAAGCCCTGTTGAAGTAGCAACTGATACAGTCATCTCCCGTTCTGCAGAATAGACATTTTGCGGAATAAACAGTAATGCCAAAAATAAAATCAAATATTTTTTCATAATATCCCTCTGTTGTAAAGAGAAGGCCCGAGGTTTCCCCCGGGCCAAATCTTTAATCTTCATACTGGATTATCGCATAACCGTGGTGAACATTAACAGTCAGGCCTTCCGTAAACTCAATAGGATATTTCAAGGCATTATCACTTGAAAGCGTATATCGAGTCGGCTCGCCATTTTCTGCTTTTATTGTGGTATTGGTCATTCCAAGGATTGTGTCGCAATTATAGAGACCAACTTGGGCATTGGTACCTGTAGCTGCATATATTCCCACAGAATACACAAGCCATCCACCACCAGTAGTCAAAACCTCATCTGCTAATACTACTCTCGTTTTCAGGATTTTATCCGGAACCGTTGAGGCAAAAGCAGGTGAGGCAACCAATGCGATCACTGCGATAAGCAGTAATATACTAAAACCTTTACGCATTTTATTCCTCCCTTTTTAGGTTATTAAACTGTCAAAGAACTATTTACGAAGATGTAACCAAATTCTCGGCGTGGGCTTTCAGAAGCACATAATTGGGTAAATTACCCGCTACATTCTGAATAACAGCTTGTCCGAAAACTGCCTCAATTCCAACACCTGACACCATCCCGTAGTCATCTACCTGCCCTATGGGGATGGGTTTCTCGCCCCATCCACGAGCTGCAATCTCAGCGCCAAAGCCAATGGCCGTGGTAACGCTTCGCTGAGTTACATAGGCACCGGCCGTATGAGCTGCGGCGACGGTTCCCTTCTGTGCCCTGGTGATACCGCCAAATTGATAACGGTTCTTTGTGGTATAAGACATAACCTCGTCATCAATTTGGATATACTTGGTGCCAGTTACGGTTACTTCCCCTACATCGCCAAACCATTCAGTATAAAATGGTTCATAAGTCAATGTAGGATTGGATGTGCCTATTTCTACAGTTGTAGCGACATTAGTTATATCCGACTCAAGCACACCCTCTGGCCTTAAAGGACTACCAGGCAAATCCTCACCAATGGCCGGAAGTGTATAGACTAACATCCCGTCATAATACCCATAAGCGCCACTAAACAAAGGATTGTCCTCTCCTCTAATCCAAGCGTCTTTCTGGGCGTCTATCCATTTCTGGTCATCTTTGAGGTAATACTCATCAATGGCCGAAATCAGCACACCGAATACCGGGAATGCCCTGCCATTTTTGCGTATCATCCGAATTGGCTTTGCGCCTTTCTTAATCAATTGTTGCTTTATCTTGGCCAATTCGTCCACGCCGAATGTGTCATTCGTGCCTAAACTGTCTTCATCTGTGGCATTGCCAGCATAAATCGTGGTTGCATCGGTGGCTGTAATCAATGCACTATTCATATCGTCATCGATGAGTCCTGTTATCCATAGAACCAAAGCATTTCTGACATCACCAAGGACTGCCGGTAAAACCTGCATTTTCACCTTTTTGTCTAATGCGACTGCGTTCCTTGCAAAATCCACAGTCAGACTAAAGGTTCCAATCCTCAATACTTCTTCCTTCCCACGCAAGGTCGTGGTTCCCGTTACTCCCTTATTACGCAATCTGGCCATAGTGGTAAAGTGTAAAGTATCCATTGCAGTTACGCCAAAATCCTGCTTGGCCACAATAGGCATACCTTGCCCTTCACTACTCATAACCATTCTACCGGTGCGGACATCCTGCTTTTTGCGCATTTGGCCTTCTTTATCGCCCCAGAATGAACCTCTATGGGCGTCAAGAATAACCGCAGGTACCCATTTTTCCGGTATTGCGTTAGCCAGGTTAGTAACGGTAGTCGCATTTAGAGTTGCCACATTAGCCATTCAAGTTACCTCCTGTTTTGATTAACGATTCAGGAAGCTGCCTCCGACTTTTGCCTGTGCTTCTTCGGCAAGGACTTCATCACGCCGCCATTGAGGGAGTTTCACAAACTCCTCCCACGGCATTTCCTTGCCCTTTGCTCCAACCTGATAATTTGCACCTGGGGCAAAAGAGCCGACAACCTCCGCTTCAGGTTCTTTTTCCGTTGTTGTTACTTTGCCCTGTCCTCCAAGTTGATGATTAGCCTCCAAGACAGCGTGTTTTTGAAAGAGCAGATTGTTGCCATAAGCGGTTTTCCAGATTTTCTGCGAGAGCTGGAATAATTTTCCCTTCTCATTGCGGATGTCCATTTCCGGGTCAGCCTCATTTGAGAAGTTATCAATTATCCAATCTTCTGCTTCAGAACTGGCTTTGTCAATCAAGTTTTGTTGGCGAATGGTTCCCATTAGCATTTTTCCTGACTTTCCTGTTTCAATCCCAATCAGTTTCCTGATTGCTCCCAGGACGGCTGGGTCAAAAAGTCCAGCTTCTTCATCAGAAAAGATAGGTTCTCCGTCTGCTCCCACAACAGGTTTCCCCGTTGCCGGAATTGTGGGCTTTGCAGGCTTGCCTAACTCCTCAACCCTGCCTTCCAGTCCTGTGATTGTTTCCGATTGCTCGGTCTGTTTCCGCTCAAGCTCTTTATAAGCCGCTTCCGCTTCTTCCTGCGTCTTGTATTTCCCGAAGATTAAAGTTTCCTCTGCTGGTTTCCCAGCATTTGGGTTTACAACTTTATTCGGGTCTTGTATTGCATTTGGGTCATTACCTGTTGGACCTGGCATTGTGTTCTCCTTTCGGGTTCCGGTTTCCCAGAAGTATCCGACTTCTATGAAAACGCCGGTTTCCCA